ATTTGCTTTAAAAACTGCAAAATTTGTTTCACATTTAATTACTTCATATGAAATTGTAATGTTTTCTTTTGCTTGTATTTTTTCTATTCCTTGCCTTGTAATTATAACAAAATGTTGATGTTTGTAAACGTCATCTTTTGTCAATTCGTATTTTTTGTATAGTTCTAATAATTTATCTCTGTTCATATTTATTCTTTTTTATTTATGTTTGCTATAATAATTGTCATACATAATATTATGGCTAATATTAAAGTTATATATTCCATAATTTATAAATCATTTTGTTTTAATGCATAATCTAATTGCATTTCTAATAATTCTATATTTGATAATAATGCTTCTATTCTTTGTTCATACATTACCATAACTGACTGTGCAGTTTCCTGCGAAAAGTTTGTATTTACCATTAGTCAAGATTTAATAAAGTTGATTTTAAGATTTCTAATTTTTTGTACATTCTTACTTGTCTAAAAATGTCATCTGATTGAACTGAATTATGTAAAATCTTTTCGATTTCTGTAATCTGTTCCTGTAAAGTTGTTCTTTGTGTTACCATTTTGTTCTGATTATTTTAATTTCCAAATTGCCCAATTAGATTCAATCTTTCCTATGTCTTTAAATACTTGTAAAGGGTTAAGATAAATATCTTCAGTTCTTTTTATCATTTCTTCTTTGGTTGTTTCAAACCAATTTTCTTTGTCTTTGTAAGTCTTAATAATTTTCATTTGTTCTGATTTTATATGGCTGCCATGCAGCCATTTAATTAATTAATAATTTCTAAATTCATTTTCTAGTTTAGCTTTTTTTAATATAGATTTTAAATCTTTGATACAATTGACTAATTGAATATCAGTCATTATTTTTAAATCTTTTAAAGTAACATAAATTAATTTATCCATTTGTTCTGTTTTAATTATACACAAATATAAACAAAAAATTTAATAACACAAGGTTTATAGCAAAAAAAAAGGATTAAAATTAATTAACCCCTTTTAGATAACATAAACAGAACGTTCAAATATACACTATTACATTAAGTCTACAAACTTTTTATACTTAATAATTAGTTCTCCTAATTCAAAATCAGAAATTTTTACTATTTGTTGTGCTTTTATGTGTAATCTTCTCGCAGTACCTTCACCAAATTTGTTGTCTAAATTTTCACCAAAAAGAAATTGTTCACCTGCGGACCACAAGTTGCACTTTTGGCACTGTGGCATCACATTGGTTTCTAGCCAGCGTGTGCTATAGTGTCTTCGTGATTGAAAGTGACCTGCCTGCATACCGTCACCCTTCCAGTTTTTTTTAACTCCACAAGTAAAACACGTAGCTATTCCGTCTATAGAATCTTTTAGTCTTATATATTGACTAAAGATGGTATCTAGTTTTTTAACAAGTTTGGACCTACTTAATTTTTTATTTGCCATTATTTATTTTGGTTAAATATACAGGAATATTTTGTAATGTAAAAAAAAAGTAATAAATTTCGATTTTTTATTGTTTAAAAGATATAATATATATCTAAAAAGATAACTAAAAATATAACAAAAATTAAAACTAAAATTATAAAAGTAAAGATTTAGGAAAACTAATTTATTTACTTATCGATTTATACTTTTCAAAACCTCTACTCCCAAAATAAGCAGCTACAATTAACGATAATAAACCTGTGATGCTATCTAAAGGATAATTTAAAAACCATCCTGTTACATAAGATATAGAAAAAAAAACTAAAGTTAATGGCCTAACATTTTTACTTAACCAACTATCACTTTTTAAATCGTACATCCATCTTTTAGATACTTCTTGCATTTCTGCAATATCTAATTCTAAGAGTTTTAAGGCTGTTTCTTTATCCTTTGGGGTTAGTTTAGTGTCTTTAGAAATTAAGTTCTTTAAAACACCAAATAAACCATTATCAGGTAATAAGTCTTCAGTATTCTCAACAATAGATGAACCTAATTTTTTTAAAAATTTACCTACTTTAGTTTCTGAAAATTTTTTTTTAGGCATTATTGTTTTTTGTTTTCATTCATTAAATACCATTTATGTAAAGTATATCCTATTGTTACACTTAATAAAATGATTTTTAAAATTACATCTATATTTGTCATTGAAATTCCAAATGTTCCTATGTTTAGAACTAAAGTTTTATAATCGTTTGTCATTTTAGCAATTTTTACATTCAGACCAAGTGTGATAAATTCCTTTTCTTTTAGTTACTAAAACTTGTTTTCTATTATCTTTTTCGTTTTCATATGAAACGTGCAACCATCGTGGGTCACCTGCACCATACCAAATTAATTGGTCAAAATCTAAATTGTCTTTTATATAATGAAACATCTCTAAGTTTGTTTTACCACCCATTGATGTTATATCTATTGCATTACCAGTAAGATGACTAGACGTATGGCTACCCCTTAAAGCTGTATTTAGTTCTTCTGACCTAAACATACTATTAACTTTTATAGGACCATCAACCCATTCACGTAATGGTTCAAAAACCTTTTCAGCTATTAATTCCATATTTTTAATATGTTCAGCTTTTGGTT